ACAATCCTTTTTGTTAAATGGTCTAAATATCTAAGCTAACTGTATTTTTGTCTGACTTTTGCTTCCTCCGTGTGCGCTTCGGTATATTTGCGTCGCTTTGGATGCTTTTTAAATCCTCAATACTAATTGTGCTGTTATTATTAATGTCTTCAATAACCACGTCTTTTCTTTGCGCCTGTACTACTGGAATGTCAATTGTCTTTGTTTTAAGACCAGATAAGATGTCAGTAATATCGCTGGGACCCTTCATATCTGGACGTCTAGAGCTTCTTTGAGCGGGTTGAGGTGGTTCAAAGCCGGGGATGTTCATATTTGTTTCTCGAATGCTAATTCCGTCGTCGGCAAAAACACCGCGCGCCATAGACACATCAGGTCTTCCATTCGAGTTGACGTTCATATTACCGACATTATTTCCCGCCCTGTTTATAGGAGGTTGTAAACCATTAGGGCCTTGTGTCGCCATTGGTGGCGGCGGTCCTCGCCCTTGAGGCACTTGGGGTTCTCCTTGATTCATTAAGCCGCCCATAAATCCCGAGAACCCCGGGCTATTGGTAGCCATAGAGTTAACCGCGGCAGTTTGGAATTGTCGCATTAGATCAGGATTTTGTCGTAATATGTCGTCCATTCCGGGCATAGCGGATTTAAACATAGTATTAGACATATGTACCATCATAGCGCTTCCACCCAATTGAAAAAGAAGCTTAAGCTCAGGTGCCATAGTGGCTTTCGATTTATATTTCTCATATAATTCTCCAAAGATTTCGTCATAGTCAGTAATATTTTCGTTAATTTGTTCGCCCCATCCGTCTAGTTTCACGTCAAAGGGGTCAAAACGGTTATTCAAAAACTCAATTCCGTTAATAATAGCCATCATCATATTGCCTTGAAACTTGACAGAGTTTTGCCTAGATTTTTCCTCCATAATCATTTCATATTCGCCCATCATTTCTTGCAAGTTGGATTCCATATTGTATTTTTTTGTTAGTTCAACTCCTTTTCTTTCTAATGCTTCCAACTTTCTTAAATACTTAAACTTTTCCTTTAACATTTCGTCTCTTGAAAGTTTGGGCTCAGAAGACATGCGTTGATCGGGATTAACAGGAACGTTATTAAACTTGCCATATCCGTCCCACGTTTTGGGATCCGCAGCTGTATTGGCGGTGGATTTTCCTAAATTGGGACGGTGGTCATCGTGGTCGACACCCATAACTCTAATAGATGGCTCTTCGCTAAATCTTACAGACGGATTATCGTCGTTCATCATTTTGGTTCCAAATAAACCAGATTCAAATGTGTTATTAATTGAACCGGATGTTTCGGCGGCAAGGTCATTTAATTCGTTTTCTAAATTGTTTAAATCTTCAATGTCAATGTCGCTAGTGGGTCCGTGTGATTCTGATTTTTTGTCATTCATTAGGAGCTCAATTCCGCCTCCGAAATTGGTTTTGCTTTGTGGAAAGTTGTCAAAATCCATAGAAATATCAATAATATCGTTATCCATTATGAATAAATAAGAACAATTAATTTTAAGTATTACGAATTACTAAATATATATTTTAATAAATTATTTGTTTATTTGTTAGTTTGTTTATTTGAAAAAAGGCCAATAATACAATATGGTAACAAATGTATTATGAGGTCTTATATTTAATATACCACATTCCCTGTAAGAAGCAATCAGATAAATCATCTTTTTTAGTGTGTTTATGAAAAAAGGTTTCCCATTGTTTAAAACGATGGTCTGTACTAACCATTTCTAAACATGTTTGAATGCCTAAATGTTTTCTTTGTTTGTAATCGAGTTTTTCTTTTTTTCCGTCAGTTTTGTCCTTTGGCATATAGTCTTTTAATTTATTACTGGCGCTAATAAACTCAATTTGAATATGGTTATTTTTCATAATAAAGTACTGGGAAATCATTCCTTGGATGGTTTTCATCTTATTTGCTAAGGGTCCTATTTGATTTTCTATGATGATAGTGCTTATATCTAACAAATGCTCGCAAAGGATTTCATCAAACTTATGCTGAATGTTTCGTCCAATAGTAACCAAGTCTATTTTGGAGGCGTTTGTCTTGATAATAGGTTGGAAACAATTGTTTGTAGCAAAGTTGTTTAAAAGGGCTAAAATTTGCGCCTTTTTTGGCGGGTTTTCGTATTTTACTTTGTATTTGTCGGCTATTTCTATTAGCCCTTGTATTTTTTGCTTGTTCAAGTAAGAGGGTTTAAGGTCGGCTTTGGGTTGTAATAAAGTATGTTTTTTGGAATGTTTTAAACAATAGCATTTTCCGTCTTTAACAAACTTGGCGGGTTTATCACATAGTCCGTTCTTGTCGAGTTCAATACACTTGCTTTCGTTTTTTTCGCTCAAGTCAATGTTGTCCCATTTTAGTATTTTAATGTCGCTATTTTGAGACGCGTTATCGTGTTCAAACAAACAAAAGGACAGATTTTTAATGCCAATGTCAATACTGAGCAATTTCATCTATAATACTAAAATAAAAAATTAGTATTATATTGTTTTTAAAAAGAATTAAATCGCTTTGGCAAAATTAAACCGCTTTCGCAATTTGGACATGTTCGTCCACAATAATTTGAGCGACGGCTATAGGTATATGTGTAGTTATAGGCATTTGTGTTTTAACGGGATCAACTACAGGTAAAAGAGGAGCACTTGGAATATTAGAAACCATTTCTACTTTATCCCAATCAGTGTTTTTCATAACGCCAACTATTACGTCTACATTTGCTATACGTTTGTTATTTTTGACGTGCTCGTATTTTCTAATAATGTTTTTTATTTCTTCTTCGTCTAAAGTCGCTTCATCATTATTTTTTTGGCCACGTGTTTGTGTTTGTTTTTCTTCGCAAATATGTTTTTTGTTCTTTGTTTCTATTTTGGTTGATTTATTTCCCATATGGGTACTTGTAATAAACTTTTTACATTGATTTAACGAATTACAAATTATTTAGAAAAAAGTGCGTATAGATGGCGCAATCATTTTTGCGTTCATTTGTTGTTTCGTAACATAATCTTGTTTTAAGTCACTATTTCTAAATCCATAAGGGGGATTGTTTGTGTCATGAATTGAGCTGTAAAGGTATGGTGTTTTGTTAGTTGGTTCAGTATTAGAAATAGCGTAAGGATTGTTTCCAGAGCTATAGATAGACTCCATTGTATTATATTTCATAATTTGATTGGCGTTCTTTTGAATATATTGTCTGTATTTCCAATTGCTTGTTATACCGCTATCAGCCAATATATTATTGTTAGTGTATGCTTCAGGTTGCCAATAGCTATAATTGGGGCCTTGGACACGTTCTTGGGGTTCAATAGTATAGAAATGGTTCATATATATAATATGCCTTTAAAAAAAGACTTGAAATGTTTTGCTAATTGTTAGTTTTCGAGTAGTTTAAGTATGTCGTTTTTCTTAAGTTTTCCAGCATCATTTGTTAGTCCTTTACTAACAACAAGTTCTCTAAGTTTTGTTAAAGGCATTTTTTTGTAATCTGTTTTATCTGTTTCCTCTTCTCCTTTCCATAAATCGGCATTAATGGAAATATTTTTTAATTCGTCTTTTATGTCACTTGTTTTATGTTCGCTTAAGTCTACGTTTTCAACTGGTTCCGCGTTTATTTCAGTTAAGTCGCTGCTTAACACGTAAAGGTCTTGTTCCAAAAGGTCTTGTTCGAAATCATCCATTTTCGTGTCAGTGTTGGAGTGATTGTTTGCTAAAGATAAGTTAAGTATTTTAATATTATCGTTTCCTTCTTCGTCTTTGTCTTCTTCTTCGTCTTCGTCTCCATTGTCGCTTTCATTATCGTCTCCATTATCGCTTTCATTATCGTCTCCATTGTCGCTTTCATTATCGTATTCATCCAGTTCGTCTTCGTCTTCATCCAGCTCATCTTCGTCTTCGTCTAAAGTTTCATCATCAGAAACATCAATTAGCTCCAAATTACCACCCTGTTGGGAAGAAATAGAAATATGTTTGTTAGTGTCGTCTTCAACTAAATGGATGTTATGGGTTTCTCCCTCGTTTATTTTTTGTTGTAATGCTTGTAACCTACTCCTAAAGAATTGTGATTCATCCGCCATAGTGCTTATTAAGCCAATCATGGCATTTAATTTGTTATCTTGCTCTGCCATTCGAAAACTAACATACGCAAATATTCCGCCGATTAGTATAATAATAATTGCTATGCTAAATAAAAACGAGCTACTAAATATATCGGTAATGGCCATTCTTAAAAAAGAGTAATATATTATATTCTTTTTTAAAACGCAAATAATCCACCTTTGGACCTTTCTTAAAGGTGGAAAAAGGTGGACGGATAATTCATATCTTTTAAAACCTTTAAACCACCCTTCACTTTTGTTATACCCTTATTTAACAAATAGCAATATTTAAAATCATCTCCTTCTTGAAACGTTTTCATATTAT